CCGCCCAAGCCGTCGCTATCCGGGGAGTAACCGATGGTCGCGCAGACGCCTGAAAACCTGATGAACAGCTCGCTCAAGGGCAAGCGGGGCGCGATCTATCTGCGCTGGAAACGTCTCGAGGACGACCGGTCGAGCTGGCGTAGCCATTGGCAAGAGATCTCGGATTACCTTATCCCTCGGCGCGGGCGCTACCTGATCGAGAGCCAGAACAGCAAGGGCCGCAAGCGCAGCACCAAGATCGTCGACAACACCGGCGGCCAATCGCTGCGCACGCTGGCTGCCGGCATGATGAGCGGCATGACCAGCCCGGCGCGACCGTGGTTCCGCCTGCAGACACCAGATCCCGAGATGATGGACGCGCAGGGCGTCAAGGATTGGCTGGGTCAGACCGAGCGGATCATCCGCACGATCCTGACACGCTCGAACTTCTACAACAGCGCCTCGACCGTTTACACCGAGCTGGGTGCATTCGGCACCGCTGCGCTGTATCGGCGCCGGCACCCGACCGACATCGTGTCATTCCGCCCGTTCACCGCTGGCGAATACGTCATCGCCGAGAACGAATACGGCGCGGTCGAAACGCTGGGCCGCGAGTTCACGATGAGCGTGTCGCAGATCGTCGAGCAGTTTGTCATCCAGCGCGATGGCAGCGAGGACTGGTCGAACGTCTCGCGCACCGTCAAGCGCCTGTGGGACCAGAAGAACTACGACGAGCGGATCGAGGTCATCCACATGATCCAGCCGCGCCGGATGGAAGAGCGCGACCTGACGCGCCCGCTCGATCCGAAGAACAAGGCGTTCATGGACGTCTACATGGAGAAGGGCGCCGACGGCGACAAGCTCCTGCAGGAGGGCGGCTTCGATCGCTTCCCCGCCTACTGCCCGCGCTGGGATGTGCTGGGCGGCGACGTCTACGGCGTCAGCCCCGGCATGGAGCAGCTCGGCGACATCAAGCAGCTGCAGCATGAGCAGAAGCGCAAGGCGCAGGCGATCGACAAGATGGTCAACCCGCCGATGGTGGGCAGCCTCAGCCTCAAGGGCAAGCCGTCGACCGTGCTGCCGGGTGGCACGACCTACGTCGACCCGCAGCAGGGCACGCAGGGCTTCCAGCCTGCCTACACCGTGCAGCCCCGCATCAACGAGATGATGATGGACATCCAAGAGGTGCAGAACCGCATCCAGCGCGGCTTCTACGCTGACCTGTTCGCCATGATGATTAACAGCGATCGGCGCATGATGACCGCCACCGAGGTCGCCGAGCGCCACGAGGAAAAGCTCGTGCTGCTGGGCCCGGTGCTGCAGCGCCTGAACACCGAGTTCCTCGATCCGCTGATCGAGGACGTGTTCCTGTTCGCGTTCGAGGCAGGCATGTTGCCACCGCCGCCGCCCGCGCTTGAAGGCGTCGACCTTGAGGTCAAGTACATCTCGCTGCTGGCACAGGCGCAGGAGGCGGTCGCCGCTGCCTCGATCGAGCGCACGTTCTCGTTCGCCGGCAACCTCAGCGCCGTGTTCCCCGAGATCGTCGATAATCTCGATGCAGACGAGGCGATCCGCAGCTACGGCGAGATCCTCGGCACCAGCCCGGAGATCCTACGCGATGCTGATCAGGTCGAGGCGATCCGCGCCCAGCGCCGCGAGGCGCAGCAGGCTGAGCAGCAGATGATGCAGCTGCAGCAGGGCGCGCAGGCGGCCAAGGTGCTGTCTGAAGCTGACACGCAGAACCCGAACGCCCTCACCGCGCTCCTGCAAGGAGGGCAGCAAACCGTATGACGTACGACGCATCAGATCCGGCACAGGTCGCCAAAGCGGAGAAGGAAGAGGCCGATCGCCAGCGCGATCTGGACTACATCCTGAAGGAGCCGCGGGGGCGTCGCTTCCTGTACGAGCTGATCTATGGTACATGTCATGTAGGCAGGCTCAGTCACATCCCGGGCGACAGTGACAGCACTGCCTTCAACGAGGGGGCCAGATCCGTGGGTGAGGCGCTGCTTGAGCAGATCCGCACGCAGGCGAAGGCCAAGTTCATGCTGATGTTGGAAGAAAACCACTTCGGCGACTAGGAAGAGAGGAAAGAACGATGGCTGATGAAGCTGAAGGCGACCTGCTCGTCGCGACCGAAGAAACAACCGAAGCCACGGCAGCTGACACCACCGCTGCCGATGCTTCCACGTCTGCTGATGCAGGCGCTACAGATGCCGCCGATCTGCTGTCGGACGACGAGAGCGGTGGAAGTGAGGGTGTGCCGGAAACGTACACCTTCGAGCCGCCCGAGGGCCTCGAGCTTGACGACGAGACCAAGGGCAAGATTGAGGCGTTCGCCGATCAAGCACGCGAGATGGGGCTGTCGCAAAAGCAGTACCAATCGCTGATCGAGTACGACATCAATCGCGCGCAGCAGCTCAACGAGGCGGCTGTCGAAAGCTGGAATGGACGGGTCGAAGACTGGCGCAAGAGTGCCAAGGCCGACAAGGAGATCGGTGGCGAGAAGTTCGCCGAGAACCTCAAGGTCGCGGAAAGCGCAATCAAGCAGTTCGGCGATGCTGATCTGCGTGCGCTGCTCAAGTCGCCCAGCCCTGAGAACCCGAACGGACTGGCGATCGGCAACCATCCCGCGGTGCTGCGCTTCCTGAACCGCGTGGGCAAGGCAATCGCTGACCCGAAACTTCTGCAGGGCGACGCTGCCCCGCAGACGGAAGGGACGCTGAAGCGAATGTACCCATCCATGTTTGACAAATCGGCGTAATAGAAGGAGGGCCCAACATGGCCACACTTGGCGTCAAAAACCCGACCCTCGCAGACCTCGCGAAGGTCACCGATCCCGACGGCACCATTGCTGACGTCGTCGAGATCCTGAACGAGACCAACGAAATCCTTGCGGACATGACTTGGCTCGAAGGCAACCTGACTACCGGTCACCGGTCGTCGATCCGTTCGGGTCTCCCGACCCCGACTTGGCGTAAGCTCTACGGCGGCGTTCAGCCGACCAAGAGCCGTGCGGTCCAAGTGACGGACACCTGCGGCATGCTGGAAGACTACGCGGAGGTCGACAAGGCCCTCGTGGACATGGCGGGCGATCCCGCCGCCTTCCGTCTGCAGGAAGACCGCCCTCACATCGAGGGCATGAACCAAGAGATCGCGGACACGCTCTTCTACGGCGATGAAACCACCGCCCCCGAAGAGTTCACCGGCTTCGCGCCTCGCTACAATGACAAGTCTGCCGAGAACGGCGACAACATCATCGATGGCGGCGGCACGGGTTCGGACAACGCCTCGATCTGGCTGATCTGCTGGTCGCCCAACACCTGCCACGGTATCGTGCCCAAAGGCTCGACCGCCGGTCTGCAGCAGCGTGATCTGGGTGAAGTGACCATCGAGGACGCCGACGGCAACAACGGTCGCATGCAGGCGTACCGTACGCACTACCGCTGGGATGCTGGCCTCTGTGTCCGCGACTGGCGCTATGTCGTGCGCATCGCCAACATCGATCGCTCGCTGCTGACGTCGGACCTCACCGGTGGTGCGGACCTGAACGACCTGATGCACCGTGCACTGACGGAGATCCCGAACCCCTCGTTCGGGCGCTGCGCTTGGTACATGGACAAGCAGGTGCTCGCGTTCCTGCGCCGTCAGACCGCAGACAAGGTCTCCAACTCGACCCTGACCACCGAAATGGTCGGCGGCACGATGCAGACCTCGTGGGGTGGCTATCCGATCCGTCGGTGCGACGCCCTGTCCATCAACGAAGCTCGCGTTGTGTGAGCCTGAGAAAGGAGATCAGACATGATCCTCGACAGCCTTCTTGAGTTCGCCGATGCGACCAGCGTTGCGGCATCTGCCGGCACCGCCCTCATCGGCGACGTCATCGACCTGCAGGAAGCGCGGGACATCGGCAACGGTGAACCGATCTACCTCGTCATCCAGTGCGACACTGACATCATCACCGGCGGTGCCGCCGGTACTGTCAAGTTCCAGCTGGTGTCGGACGCGCAGGCCGCCATTGCAACCGATGGCTCTGCCACCGTTCACTTCGACACGGGCACCTTCGTCACCGACGACGCCGCCCTGAACGAGCTGGATGCTGGTGATCTCATCGCTGCTGTGGCACTGCCGATGGAAGGTAACGCCTACGAGCGCTACCTCGGCATCCTGTGCATCACTGCGACGACCACGACCACGGCAGGCGCGATCAATGCGTTCCTGACCAAGGACGTGGCGAAGTGGAAAGCGTACCCGGACGCTTCGAACTGATAACACAGGCGGGCCTTCGGGCCCGCCTGCCATCCTATGGAAGAGGAACCCCAAATGCCCATCAACGTACGCTTCGACAAGAACGGCTTCTACCACCCTGCCTACGGGCGCATGGGTCGTGGCAAGAACGCCGGTCGCGTCTACACCCTGCCCGACTTCTTTGCCACCGAAGGCAAGCTGCCCCTGTCTGCCGACATCATCGAGGACAAGGAAAAGCTCGAGGAGATCCTCGAAGAGGAAAACCAGACCAAGCCCATCAAGCCGAAGGTGGTCGACGAGGAGCAGCTCAAGCGCTCCGAGGCTGCCATCAAGCCCATCACCGACAACCGCCGGCCTCCGGTGCGCTCGCGCCGCAAGCCCAGCGCTGAGGAATAACCCATGGCATCCGAAGTCCAGATCGCGCGCCTCGCACTCCAGAACATCGGTGATCGCTACGACATCACCTCGCTGAACGAAGCCTCGCCCGAGGCCGAGCAGGTCAAGCTGGTGTTCGACGACGTGCGCGACATGGTGCTTCGGGAACACCCGTGGAAGTTTGCCCGCAAATACGCGACGCCCGCCCCTCTGGCGGGCGTCGTGCCGGGCAACTGGGACTACATGTACACCTATCCCAGCGACGCGCTGCGGGTCATCCGCATCGTCAACCCGCTGGGCGACAATCAGCCGCCGATCCGGTTCGAGGTGGCGCGCAACAGCGCCGACGTGCACGTCATCCTGTGCAACGAGAGCGAGCCGACGATCGAGTACACCAAGCAGGTCACCGACCCGCAGCAATTCGACCCGCAGTTCGTCACCGCGCTGGCGTATCGCATCGCCCAGTACATCGCGATGCCGATCACCGGCGACCGCTCCATCATGTCCGACATGAAGACCCTCGCCGATCTCGAGCTCGGCAAGGCGCAGGCGACCGACGCCAACGAGGGCTTCGAGGCTGTGCGCCCGGCTGAGGCCACTTGGATTGCTGCGAGGTATTGATGCATGGCAAAACTCATCCAGCCCAGCTTTGCCGGTGGTGAGGTCTCCCCGTCAGTAGCTGCCCGTGTCGACTTGTCGAAGCGTGCCGTCGCTGTTGAGCGCGCCGAAAACTTCTTCGTTCGGGTCACAGGTGGGATGGAGAGCCGCCCGGGCCTGCAGTTCATTGCCGAGGCCAAGACCACCGGCACCACCCGCATTATCCCCTTCGAGTTCAATACCGAGCAGACCTACATCATCGAGCTCGGCGATCAGTACATGCGCTTCTACACCTACGGCGGCCAGATCCTGAGCGGCGGGTCGCC